CCAACTGCTTTAGTATTTCCTGATTGCTTTTTGTTAAATCAGCGATACTATTGATAGCATCGGATAACTTATCGTCATAGTCCTTACGCTGCTTATCCATGCGTCGAGCCAAATGATCATCTAATTCTTGCTTAACTGCAACTAGCGAAGTATGTTCTAAGAACCACACCATCGCCCTAAACGAACCCCTAAGGGCGGCCCAGATAACCCCTAACAGGGTTACCCAGAATCCAATATCCGCAAAGTATGCCGGAATGCCTACATCCATCAGAAGTATTCTGATTTCGTCCATTCGCTACCTCCTTATTGAACCGGTACCCAAGTTCTAGCATTTAGGTCAACTTTTTTAGTGCCGTCGCCGTTATAGAATGTCATGCCGGCAGAACGTTGGTTATCATACCAGCGCCAAATTGCATTCGGGTCTGACTCTTCAGATAAATAAATATTTGCTCTAGGCGCTAATACCTTTAAATCATTCAATGGAGAATTAGAGTTGAAAACATATCTTGGCATTTTTATTAATTCTAGATTCCAACTTGTATTAAATGCATTTTGCCCGACATTTCTAACTTTAGGTAAAATCAACCGTTTCACATCGAGGACATTTGCAAGTGCGTTATCATTAACAGTAATTACTTCCGGATAGTTGATTTCCTCAACAATGGTATCAGTGATATCACCTGCGGATAATTCTGTTTTAACATCACCATATCCGGATACACGATACGTACCTACGATATTGCCTAGCATATTAAAGTATTCAAGTTCAATATCGCTACCACCGAATGGACTATCTAGGTCTAATCGACCATTACCGTCATCACCAATACTTACACCAAATGCAGCACCTTTACCTAATATCGCTACTTTAAAGTGTGGTGTTCCGTATACGTTAATATAGGACTGTCCTTTTTGAGGTCTATCAAAATCAAGTGGCTTAAATGGCTTTTTAATGACATCACCCAATCCACGAATAAGGCCTTTCAATACTTCATTTGGAGTTGCATTTTCGCAATACACATTTAGACCTAACAACATTTCATAGGCGCCTTCTGCAGATGCATCTTTACCTGGTAACCCATCATCCCCATTGCGGCCATCTTGACCTTTTAAGGATTTGAGGAAGTCCTCACGTGTTCCGGAATTTCCGGATTCTATCCATAATTCATAGGCGCTTTTACCTGCCGCACCTTCCAATTTAATTGGTGGTAAATTAAGACCTTTTATATTAATATTTAGCTCTTCTGCCATGATATAATCCCCTTTCATTAATGACGTGCAATATCTTGAATGATATTAACTTCGCCAAACCCTAATTTTAAGCTATGATCATTGTTGTAAATGAATGCATCATATTGGTGGATTCCTTTAGCATCTACCTTACTAACTGTATCATTGCCATTAATACGGAATGTGATACGGTTATTCTCTATCACACCATTAGCGGATAACACCTCATTTGTGTCAGGCTTTCGCCTGATTTTCATAATAGCTGTATACCCATTATATGAACCGCCGCCCTCGATAATGTAGGTCAGTCCGTAGTCCTGCCCTACATGTAAATCAAAATCATATTCTTCCATATACGCGCCTCCGTTTATTATTGTCTAGCAATTACCAATACATATATCCACCCTGTCTTTAAATTTCTTTTTGTGTCATTAGAAAATGTCCTAGCAGCGTATGCTCTACGAGTGCCCATTAACCCAACCTTACTTCCATCAAAAGTATATATAGGAAAGTTAGGCGAATTACTTTCGTAATAATCAAGATTTGGGCCCTCTCGCCCACCAACTTTACCATTACTAATTATTTTGTACGAAATCGGCACAAATACGCATTGACCCTCACTATATCCGTCAGGTATTGGCGTATAATCCCCGTGAGCAACTTCATACGTTCTCACATCAAGGCTCTTTACCTTGTATCCAGCATTGTATATAGACTGGCCCTCAATGTTAACACCTCGAATTGTTGCGCCGGTAATTAATCCTCCATTGATATGGGAACCCGTAATGTTACCATTTGAGTCAACTTTAAATGACCCGCTTTCATTTTGGATTTCTGTGCCAATTAGCTTACCACCTCGAAGTGTACCACCTATATATGCAGATAGAGCAGATAAACTATCCACTTTCAATTTATCGGCAGTTATTGAATTCGCCTGTATCATCCTATTTGTGATGATATTTCCATCTATGAGCGTGTCACCAGTAATATGAATTAATTTACCATCAATCTTAACGCCGCCTTCATAAAGGTTTATTCTTGATAGAATAGCATTCCCATCTAATGCTTTGAGACCTTTTGTAACTTTAAGGTCGATACCATTATCGAGTTGAGATATTTTTGTTTCTACATCTTCACGTAGGTTTTTAACTGTAACACTATATTCTTCAGATACTTTATTGAACTCTGCGCTGAGTTCGTTAACGCGTTTATCAAACTCTGCCAATCCTAGCGACTCTCTATCTAGCATTTCCTTAGGAATGGTAGCCTTGATTGTCACCATTTGCTCATCGAGTTTACCCTCCCCAAAAACATCGACGAACGCGCATCGTACTGTGTAAATTCCTGGTTCATTGGAATACGTAAGCATGGTGCTTGTTGTTTCTAAATCGTCTGTCCTGGTATCACCAACAACGTGGCATCGAATAGCATAGGCCTGAGCCGGTTTAACCGAGAAGTATAGATTAATGCCATTGATCGTACTCTTGGCCACTACTCCAGGCTTGTCGAGTTGCGGCAAGTTGTAATCATATCGAGCCGGGGTTGAATACTTACCAAGTGTACTCTTAGCAAATAGATATACCGTGTCCGCACGTTTAGTTAACGTGAGCGTTGCGGTAGTACCCTTTACCCTTGCCAATAACGCCGTAGAGTCATTGCCTGGATTATTGTCAGTACGCAACTCGTAATAATCCACATCCGCATTTAGAACTTCATTCCATTTCGCCTTTGCCTCACGGTCAAAGGACATCGTGAAGTTCTTAGGCATATCTGGGATAGCATCCATCGGCTTGACTTCGACATCGACCATTTGAGCCGTTTCCGCTCGATTGCCGAATCGGTCAACAGATATCGCTTTAATCCGATATGTCTCGCCCGGGCCTAATGCCTTAATGATCACTTGGCTTGTGCTACTGCCTGCATATTGCCATTCTTGGCCAGATATCGACTTACCACTTTTAGCGGTTAGCATATACCATACCTCCGCCACGTCGAAGTTAGCGGGGTTACTAGGCGGGTCAAATAGGACTTGTAAATCATAGTACACACTCTTATCTGCAGTCTGATTATATCGACTGAGTACGTGCAAATTTTGCACATCCTCAGGAGCTTGCATTTTAGGGATATTAATCGATTTAGTGACACCAGTAGTAAGCTGCCCTAAATCGTTAATAGCTTGAACACGCACCTCGTAATTCGCACCTAACAATACATCTGTTATTGCGGTTCCGTTAGCTGAGGATGGGAAATTACCAACATATGTCCAGGTATCGCTTTTCGTATTTCGGAAATTCACGACTACGTTTGTCACTTTGCCATCACGTGGTAGCTGCCATGTTACGACAATGCGAGAATACATAATACCGTTTGCGCCGTACACATCGCTCACGAGTCCGATATCTTGGATATCAGCTGCGCCGTGATTAGCATAATTGATACTTGGGATATGTCCATCATCTGCAGCGTACAGTTCTGGGTAATACTCCATGCATTGTATTTTACGAGTCATTTCAGAATGACCTTCAGTAATGGCAAGGACTCTAAACGGTTTAGCCACTTTTGATATCTCACCGAACGCATATATGCAATCCTTTTGCACCGGTATATTTTCTTGAACAATAACATTTGCACCGGACACGTTGACTACGTTATATGTCGTTACCGCATCAGTTGTATTGTTACGTACTAATAACTGGTACTGCTTACCTGGTTGTGCTGTAACTTCCTTATCGAGTGTAATTGTTTGTCCATTAACGGCAACCACTCGGCCACCTTCGCCCCATTCAGGTACATCATGCTGCACGAGGATAATATCACCTACCGTGCAAGCAATCGCATCAGTGAAAGCCTCAAACGTTACTGTACGTACTTCGTACTTATTACATCTGAGATAATGCTTACCGTGTCGATAGGCCTGTTCTAGGCTAGTACATCCCATGAGCTCGATTTGGGCAGGGTTGGTAAGTGAGTTAGATTCATCGTATGTATCACCGTACACCGGAATCACATCACGTTCATAATCCTTGTCCTTGTTAATGAAGGATAATTCGATTGAATTAGCCCGAGCCTCTACGCCCTGGAACTCTTCCGTAAAGCTACCATATTTAATGTTGGCCACAGTAAAGAGTTGTACTGGAGAGGATTGATAATCACTTACGCAAGTGAATCGTGTTCCTGCAGGAATGACTTTGCCACGGCCTACCGTTTCAGGATATTTGAGGGCGTCCCATAAGCGAGTAGCTGAATCATAGATGTAGTTAAATGTAAATTTATTTAACGTGCATTTCTCAGCCCAAGCATTAAAAGCGTCATAATCGATACGGCCGTACGGCTGACCAAATACCACGTACTCACCGCCAATCTTACGGCATATATGCAACAGGTCATATGCTGCCCATGCAGGATTGTCGGCCGGCTTTTCCTCGTATTGGTTAGTATAAGGATTGAACACCCACACCTTATCTCGTTCTTGAATCCAGGACACATCTGGATCAGAACCACTTAATTGAGATGTGGCCAAAGCCTTAATCCCTATAAGTGCTTTACCTGGATGCACGAAGTCGTCATAGATGATTTGTGTCAATTGAGTCCAGTACACTTTATTAACATGACGCAGGCTTGTACCGTCCTTACCAGAACAGCGCATACGGACTTCGTATTTCGCCTTTTCAAGATTGTCAAACCTAAACACACGATAAAAGGCAGAGTTCGTAGCCTCCCAAATATGGCCTGCATAATTTGAATTAGCTATATCTCGATTAGATTTATCAATGAAGAACCATTGTTTCGGTTTCTTCTTAACATGGCCAGATAGGCCCTTATTATTAGATAAGGGTAAAGACTGCCATTCTTGCGTTCCTACTTTGCGAATTTCAGCATCAACAGTAACAGAGGTTTTATCCATTCCGCCGCTGTCGTTAGAGTAGTACAACCCGTTAGGGAATCCGATTGTTAGCTCAATAGCATCGCAAGCGTCGCCCTGTACTTGTTGTACACTCCAGTCGCTTTTAAGTTCATAGTTCAACCCTTGGTCCGCAAAGTTATCATTGAAGTTAGGGATGACAGTTTGATCATTTGTGCCGAGCCTGATATCAACTTGCACATCTTTATAATTAGAAATTGGGTTAGAGTTGATACGGATATCCTCAATCTTAGATAGCTCACCCTCACCGGCACAATATAGCAAGTTGAGATACTGCTTATCCCCATCACTAATTACGTGTCGAGATAGCAACATGCCCGCGGACTTCATACGGCCATAAGTCACGGCGAGCGGATATCCTTGTCCGGTTACAGTCTTAGTGCCACCCCATCCATAAGTGGTGGACTGCTCGGAATTAGACCGGTCGACCTTAGGTGCTGTCAATTTAGATATAACAGCGTTCCCAATCATACCTACCGCCATTGATAGGACTGTTCGCCAGATTAGACTTTGGATACCAAATATAGCACCGGATGCGATACCACCTGTAAATACGGCCATACCGATTGATAGTAATACACCAAAGAACTTGCCTTCAATCTTAGGCATAGCGACGATATAGTCATCATCACTAACAGTTGTGTCGAGAGTTACTTCATGCCCGTTAATTGAATACACCCATTCACCTTGAGCCTTATGGTAGTAACTTACCGACTTACCTTTCTTAAACGGCATATATTGAGTTTCATGTTGTTCCGGTTTAAACGGATTTTTGACGATGATTACATTAACCATTCGTGTCTCCTTTCCACCTGTATATATGCCTTAACCGAGGCACGTATTTTGAAATGTGTTCGATACACACCCCTGACTTTTGCGTTGCATGGATGAAATTTCCTGCCCCTATATAAACCCCTACATGGTCAAGTTCCTTGCCATACAGCGCAAATACAAGAACGTTCATTTCGCCTGGTTCACGAATTTCTTGCCAATCTCCCATTTGTACGTCGGTATAATTGGGAAGTTCGATACCAGAGCGCCTGTATACCTCAGCCACTAGTTCCCAGCATTTCATCTGTTCAAAGGGTGTGCCTAGTAAATCAGTAAAATCATTTGTTGGACGCATATAAGCCTCCTTGCGGAATAGTAGGTTCTCCGCCAAATCGTGTACTGTTCCCCAATTCACGGCATCGTGCTAGTGTCTTATTACATTCGCCGGCGTCACCCTTATATCCGCATTGAACACCTTTAAATTTGAAAGGGCAGAAGTCTTTCATAACACGGATCAGCGGGAATCGTCGATTAAAGCTGAAGTCTGTTCCGAGTGTAAACTCCATCCATTCAGCATTAGCCTGCGCGCCGGTAATCACAAAATGCTCTTCTAGCTCACATACATCTGGAATCGACGTATTCACGATTCGGATAATGACATCCGCGCCGGTGAAGCCTTTGTTGGTTTCGGACATACGTTGGATAGTCCGAGTCACATTAGATACCGATAATTTCACATTTGGTAAGTCTGTTTGGTTCTTATTGACATCTGCTAAATGGAAAGGAAAGGCTATATATGTATTCCCCTTGAATTGTATATTTTCCGTATTATTGACAAGTCGAACCGTTTCTTTGTTGTAGGTAATATCTAACAACATAAGCCACACACCTGTGGCCGATATTTGGTTTTTCTCTAAAATCGATGCCGTTGAGAGCGGTAACATTTTATACCTCCTGTAATTTCACGGTTCCCATCCACACTCCATAGTCATTCGCCGCAAAGTCTAACTGATCAGCAAATCGCACTTTTAGTGTTTCCCGTGTTTCAGAATGAACCCAATCGAAAATACCGGAGCAGTTGACCTCGTCGAAGAATGCACGTAACCGATAATACTCAGTAGTTGGCAACTTGTACCCCACGGAATAAGTCCGCAGGGTTTTAGTTGTTTTCTTGCGAGTAATTAACGTCATATTCTCGACTTGGCCTTTATAAGTTACATCCGGCGTAGTTTCCTGGATTGGATATATTGGATATCGTATTTCTGGAAATGTAGCCATAATTAAGTTGCGGCCGCCCTGATGGCGTCTCGCACACCTCCTTTATTTGTGTTAGCTGCACGAACTAATACATCAATGATATAGTTCTCGCCGTCGAATCGAGAGTTCTGTTGTTTGCTTTCGAGTTCTTGGCCAGACTGATTGACGATATTAACAACTACATTGTTGCTTGTAGCTCCGCCGCCCATTAATCTACGAGTTTCGCTTGCTGTGTAAATTCGATGGGATCCAGAGGACTGTAATAGTTCCGGTCCGTTTTCACCAACTAACATAAGCCCTGGATTCGTTTTTCCTCCGGCGGCGAATCGATTTCCTGTAAATGCAGAACTAAACGAACCGCCACTTGCAAAGGACGATGTCCCTTTTGCAGCACCTAGTGAGCCAATACCACTTACTGCACCACCAAATAATCCTTGTAATTTAGGCATAACATATTGTTGGAACGTCAACTGAATCATCATCTTAATAATGGCGTTTGTCATATCCTTGAATATGTCCTTAATGCCTTTACTGAATGACTTCGTTCCTGTTGCCATGGCCTCGAGATTATTTGTCCATGCTGAGTTGATAGAACTCATCGTACTATCAAAAGTAGACTTTGCTAAATCAGCATAATTGGTAGTTTCTTGCTTATATTGTCTGGCAGCTTCTTGTAGGCTTGTTTTCAAGCTGCGCCCTGCGAGTTCCCATAGTTTTTGTT